TTCCATTCACGAGCATTATACACTAATTTGTATAAAACGCAATTGTTTTTTACCGATGTGGCGAACTTCTTTTTGATCTATCTAGAACTTTAGCCAATGTTCTACCAGTTGGCTTTTTCTTTTTCTTTTTTTTCCTTTTTCTAAGTACGTCAGCCAACAATCTACCAGTTGGTTGTCTTTTTCGTGCTTTTTCTATTTCGTCCATAATTATCCTCCTATTTTTTAACCAGACTTCCACCGAAGTAAAGCCCAACTATTGCTGCCATTAGATGCGTATCCATTGGCGTTATGACTACACCTGCAAACTGTCTATCCACAAGCATTTCCTTTTGTTCAATTAAGAATAAGAAACCTCTACTGAACTCTGTCCATGTGAGGAATACTGATACATCAAAGAATACTGGAACTATCTTCGGCCATACGATTATGAAGAATACTGCAGTAAGTGCGATTATTCTTCTCGTCCATTGAAACCCTTCATTCTCGTATTTTCTTGCTTTCTCAATCGCCTCCATTTGAAACTTTCCGCGTGCCAAAAGCATTTTCTGGTCCGCCTGTTTTGCCTTTATGCTCTGTCCCCAGATGGTCATGAAACCACCTAGTAAACTAGATCCTAGCATCGTAATCATTTCTACTGGCAATCCAAACATTATGTTAACTCCAGTAAACTTACTATTCCACCACGCTTTTTATTCATACCTGAAAGCCTTAAGTACAATTGATTCACTGCCTCAAGCAAACCTCCTGGTCCAACTTTACCTCTTTGGTATCCTCTTGCCATTGGGTCCTCATCATCGCCGTAACCGTAGCCTCCGCCACCACGACCTCCACCGCCGCCGTAGCCGTATCCGTAACCGTAGCCTCCGCCACCGCCACCACCACTGCCAGTAGCTTTAGTTCTAGGTTTGCCATACGACCAAGGTTTTTCTCCTGGTCCATATCCTATTTGTCCAGGCTTTCCACCCAGAAACATTTCATCCGTTATTCCTAAGCTGTCTGCACCTTCAACACCGATTAGACTATATAGATATTCCGTTAATTGCGCGTGTGAAAATCCTTCTTCAGGTTTATTACCAAAAAATTCTATTAATTCCTTATCCCACTGCGGTCCAGGACCGTATCCAAATTCACCATAATCAAACAAACCATACTTATATTTGTTTATATCTGTCATCTGCCCAAAACCAGGTACTTTTCCAGTTAACTTACCATCTTTGCTAGTCCAGCCTCTAGCAATTGCCATCTCGTCCAATGTTCCAGTATGTCCTATAGGGTCTCCTTTTTCATCATAGGTTGTCCAGGCATGAAGTGCCTTAGGGTCATCCATCCCAAAAAATTCTGCCGCCATCAAATCCCCAGAACCTCGATAGTTACCTTGTTTGTTCATTCTAGGTACATAAGGAGTTCCAGTTCTCTCTCTTTCTTCCTGTTTGTGTCGTAACTCTTCGGCTAGAGCTATTTTCGCGTCCTTATCTTTTTTAGCTGCTGCAGTAAATTTATCCTGTTGTCCTTGACTAAACCCAAAAAATTCATTTCCGTATTCAGTTCCGGGTGTAGCGACATATGGATTTTGACCTCTCTCCCCATCACCTGGATTATAATTACTTCCTTGGGTTGATGCTGTTTGTGCTGCTACTTGTGCTTCTCTTTCTTGTGATACATTAGTTTGTTGATGTTGACTAGATTGCCAGCTTGAAGCTGTGGGTGGTCTAGAAGTATCCCATGTGTGATGTTTATTTACCATCAGTTTCTCATTGAACTTGGAGATCTGTATGTTTCTCCTACATGTGGTCCTCTAGGTTTGCTAGAATATCTAAGAAAATCTTCATATCTAACTGGTTCCTGGCCTCCTGCCAATGACCATCTTACATACTCTGAATATTCTTGTTCTAATGGTCTAAGTTCACTACCACGAACTAGACCTTGATTCTGGAGTATTCCATATTCACGCCATCCAGGGTTGTATGGTTTAATTTCTGGAAGTACTTGTTTTTCATCATAAGGTCCAAATTCTATGCTTATATCCGGCATAGGTCCTGTATATTCTGACTCAGGAAAATTTAATTGTGGATTTGGTTCTCCTAGTTCTGCTGATATTGGAGGAATGTATTCATTTTGTCTTCTAATATAATCTTCTTTTTTATCATCTAGTTCTCCCCAATCAGTTTTATCAATTCTTTTCTCACTTTTTTCAGGAGATTTCTTTTTCAAAGCATCAATCCTGTCCTGAACATAATCATCAAATTCAAATCTATATCCACTTGTAGGCCATTGATCTTTGGCCATATCATCTAAAAGGTCTGAATGATAGTCAGTTTCAAAGTTCTTTATTTTTTCCATTTCTTCATCATGCATTTCTTGAATCTTTTGTTCGCGTGTCTTTTCATCAATCCCAAATGTTTCTTTCTCATAAGAATCTAAAGCATCTGGATGTCTATCTAAAGCTTCAAGTCCTCCTAGGATACCTTCACCCATACCCATGGCTTCTTTAAATTTCTCTAAATTAAAACGATTATATCCTTCCCCAAATAAATCAGCTGAATAGGACGGAAGTCCTTTTTTGTTTAGATAAGTTCCTTCAGGATCAATCTGGCTTAGACCGTAATTGAGCCTTCCAGTAATCTGCATATTTTGTCTAGCTGTATTAGCTGTATCTATATATTGTTTTCTTTTATCAGGATCAGTAGTTAACTCAGCAAGACGCATGTACTTGTCAAAAAAATCCTCATCCCTAGGTGTCATTAAGGATTCTTTTACTTTATTTGGAACTTTAGAATCCAACCAATTTCCTCCAAAATAGTCTTTATTTTGACTATGCATTATCCAATTATCTCTGGCTGATTCCCATCCTCTTTGGGCTATACCCAAAGTTCCTGGAAAATATTCTTTACCCTTTTCATAAACATATGGAAGAGGATTAAGACCATGAATAACTTGAGCTCTATCGGCTATCTTATTAAGTAAATTAGGTTGCTTAGGATGCCTGCGGTTACGATTTGGTCGATAACCGCTATCAGCAGCCTTATTCATATAATAATCGCGAAAACCTTTATCTCTTGGATCCGCCATTATGCACCTGGTAGAATAATTACTTTAAGGACTATTAGAACAATAACGACTAAAATTCCGGCTTTTATCCAATCCTTCAATTTCCAGTCACTCCATTCCTTTAGATGTCCCCAAAGATCTTTAAATAAATTCATATTTACCTCCTTGTTAACATTGTTTATCTTTCTTACCACCCATGACCCTACCGCCATGGTGTTTCTTTAAAACTCCACCTTTTCTCTTCTTCACTGCTCCACCTTTTTTATAAGGTTTTTTAGTTCCTCCTTTTTTATAAGATTTTTTAGTTCCTCCTTTTTTATATCCAGCCATATCCATCTGTTGTCCAGTAGCACGTGCATGCTTCTGCGCTTTCTGTACTCCAGATGCAGTATATGGAAATTTTTTAGCTCCTACCTTTGGCATTAGTAATTCCTCCTTTTTTCTTTTTCATAAGTCCACCTTTTTTTCTGGGCTTACTACCATATTTTTCCGTCCATTTTTTAGCAATTGCCGGTTCTTTTGCCCACATATACTTTCTCTGCTTTTCCGATTTGAAAGGCATTAGTGTATTGTAGGTTTTCCCACACCTTGAAAAATATCTAATAAATCTTCTTGGTATTGAAAAGTATTTGCAAGCGCCTCAAACATTCTCGCTGCGTCATCTGGTCCTAGTGCTTCAACATACATGTTTCTAACTACAGCCAGCATGGCACCACATACTTGTAAAAAGTCTTCATTGGAAGAAATATTCTCACGTGCAACATTTTCAAAACGCTGCATTAAATAACTAATCTTTTCAAGTTGCTTTTTTACTTTGTCCAGATGCTTTTGATCTTGCATTTTCCCTCGCTATTCTTTCCGCTGATCGGCTCCTTTTATCTTCAGTTTGTGATTTCATGGCTTCTCTAGAAGCCGCCATGTTTTCTTTTAACATTGAAATTGCCTCAGCTGATTCCTCCTTACTAGCATCTCCTGCGACTTTCATCAAGTCAATACTTGTTTCTGCCTCTAGCTTGTCTCTATCAAGATCAAGCTTAGCCGACTCTACAGCCATATCTTTTTTAAGATTCATTTGAGTTTCCATAGCTTTCAGATCAATTTCTTGTTGTTTTAGTTTAACTAATGGATCTTGCTGCTCACGGCTTATTCTAGCTTCCTCATCCTGAGCTAATTGTTTAGTCATTTGAGCTTCAATTTTAGCTTGTTCGGCAGCAGATTGATTTGTCAATTGATCATTTTGTTGTGCTAGCTGTTGTAACGCTTGTTGATTTCCTTGTGCTTGCTGCATTTGTTGTTTTATCTGCTCAAATTGCTGTTGATATTTTTGTTGTACCTGCATTCCTGCTATTAAGGCAATATGCTCAGATACATGAGCTTGTAGCATTGCATACAATTGAGGATTAATTTGAACCATTCTTGTAAACATAAATTCAGCATGTGCCTCCATATGCGCCATATGGTCCTGCATAGGAAATGCTTTTGGCTTTGACCCACTCATAGCTCCCGAATTTTCCATTGCTGGACTAGTAGGTTCAGGTAAATCAGGGTCTGGCTTTAATAATGTGTCAACATTATCTACACCCATTGCATCATACATTCTTCTATATGCTTCACGTAAATTATGTAGTTGAGGTGCAGCTGTTGCCAATTGTAATGATTGCTGCGCCAATGTAACACGTTGCGCCATTGAGAATATATTAGGATCGGATACTGGAATAATATCAACACGATCATCAAAATCTTGTTGCTTAATCATTTGGTTTCCACCAACAACCATATAAGGATATTGTGGTGGAAGATAAACTTGAAATACTTTTGCTAGTAACTTAAATTCAATTTTTTGTGCATAATGTAATCTTTTATGAATTGCACTCATAACTTTTGTACCACGCTCAATTAAAGCTAAAGTAGTGCCAACTGGATTCTGTTCATTACCTTCACCCATCTTCATATCCGCAATAGCCGCAAAAGATTTTCCTGCGTCAACTGCAAATCCAAGTAATGCGAATAAAACCTGAGAAGGTTCCTTATAAGGAAGTGGTAATAGTGATTCCTTTATGGAAGTTCCTGTTACATCCACATCCCTAAACTCACCTGGCTGTAAGGGTTCATCATGATCACGTATACGCATTCCACGTGCCTTAAAACCTGCTGGAAGGTTAGCGAGTGTACCAGCATCAATTAACTGCCGCAAAACACTTGTTGCTGTTCGCGATAACCCTCCGAGCATGTGTATTAGACCAAAGCCGTAAAACCCTAGTC